TATTTAAACTTAAAAAATTTATGTCTATTTTAGACATGTTTTTATCTGATGATAATGCTAACGAAACATTTGGTGTAATAAATACTATAATTCAAAAATTAGAACAATACGAAGGAGATGATCCGGAGATACTCTTAATAACTGATAGAAATTCAGATATATAATAAAAATAAGACATCAGTCAAGTATCAATGGTAAATAACTTTACAGCAAATCAAATCGGTGATTCATTTACGGCCAAATTAGTAACTCCTTATGAAAATGTAGTTAATATAAACTCATGGGACATTATAGTAGGCGTAAATACACCTAATACGATAGGTACTCTATCAATGACAGCTGGTGAAACCCTAGTAACGGGTACCGGTACCAATCTAAATCTCTCATTTGGTAGTAAAATTATAGTAGGAAATACAATATTCGATGTTATAGAAATTATAGATTCTAATACATTTCGTGTATTAGAAGCGCCCTCATTTTCAGGAGACTCTTTAAAATTTTATGAAACATTAGACCCTAATAACTTTTTTGATTATGAATTTAAATGGTCTCAAGAAGATAAAACCAGCGATGGCGGCATCATGTCAGAATACAGACCTCTTAATAATAACACGTCAGATCAAGATTTATTAGGATTAATATTTGATCCCACAAAACCATTATGGATTACGGTTAGATTTACCGTAAATAGATTATCGACTGCTCATTCACTTTCATTATTAAGTTTAACATTTAATTTGGAAACAGAATCTGGAGAATTAGTTTCATGTCCACAATACTGTGGAGATTGTGATGATCCATATGCAATGACAGGATGCGCTAATATAATAGTAGAATGTAATGAGAATTTATTTGACCCATATGCTTTAAATAAACCTGTCAATATGTATAAACAAATTAGTGATTTATCTACTGATATGTTTGGGCATAAAGTTAAATATTTTAAAGTAGAAGCTGATAAAAGATCTAAAGATGTTATATTAATGGAATACTCATTATATAACGTGAAATCTTCTGGAGAGTTTAAAGTTATGGTACCTGATAATGAAATGCCAGCTAATGATTTTAAATTTGACATATATGGAATGGGATTTGAAGATTTTGAAATTCACATTACAAAAACTCAGTTTGAATCGGCATTCGGGGCACATAAAAAACCAAGCGCTAGAGATTATCTTTATTTCCCGTTAATGAATAGAATGTATGANGTAAGTTCAGTTACNTTTGCAGATGAATTTAATATGGAAATGACNTANTGGAGAGTAATGTTGAAAAAATATGAAGAAAGAACAAGTTCAATACATACCGATACTGCAATAGAAGAAGAATTAGATACATTGGTTACTGGTCTAGATGAAGTTTTTGGTGAAGAGATAAAAGATGAATATGCACAAGTCTCTAAACCTGAACAATATCAAACAGTATTTACACCGGTAAGCGATGGTATTAGAGATAGAATCCATAATAATTTAACGATATTAGATACAGAAATTAGACACAAATGGACTATCATTAGTAAAAATACATACGATCTTAGTAGTATAGCAGATGTTGGTATAGAAGCATTAGTATACAAAAGAAAATCTGTTTTGGCGTCAGATAGTAATTTAGCAGTTGCTTTATGGTTTAAACCAAATTTAACTACAACCAATCCTAAAGCAACATTATTAGATGGTTTAATAAGTAGAAAGGGTTTAAAAATATCTACAACTTCAAATGAATTACTAGTTCAAATAAACGAAGACACACATACATTCGCTTATAATAATTCAGTACAATCAGACGCGTGGTATGGATTAGTAGTTAATTTAAATAATAAATATAATAAATTAACCACAGATGTATTTAGATTAGAACCAGGTAATAACATGCTACCCGCAAATTCATTACAAGAAACTATTACATCGGTATTAAGAGAAGATAAAGAAATTTCTTCATATGGATGGTCTACTCCAAAGCAATGGTCTTTAATGCCCGGTCAAGTTAAATTAACAAACGTTAGATTATTTAAAAAGCCTATAGAGGCAGAACAAAGAGTTAATATATTACAACAATATGTTGTAAGAGACAATCAATTGGCGTTAATTATCGACAATGCCATTCCATCAATTCAATTAAGAAGATATAACCAAAATAGGTAATATCCTGTGCAAATTATTAATTTGTTACTGTGGAATATTTAGATATATAAACTATAATATAATATTATGAGTGAAGACAAAAAGAAAAATATATCTGAACAAGCGGATCAAATCCGAAAAGAGTTAGATGATTTAATAGGGGATACGGGTTCTTTGGATGTTGAAAAAGATCCATCAGATTTACCTATAAGGCGACAAAATACAGACCTTGTTCCCAGAGTTAGTTATGAAGAACTAAAATCTACTGCAACTAAAAAAGCAACTAAAACAATTTCAGCACTTATGAAATTTTATTTAGATGCAGATATTATTGAAAATGATGAGTATATTCAGGCTAAAAAGAAAATGGATGAAATGACAATGAGTTCATTGATCTATCAACTACAAGCTGGAGAAAGAGCATTAACTACGCTTTTACAAACGATTGACGACGGTGAATTAGCACCAAGAATGTTCGAGGTACTTGCAACACTACAAAAATCAATGTTAGATATCATTAAATCACAAACAATGTACTTGATGGCTTCTGAAGAATCTACTAAAAGAATAGCACGCGATATTGAGATTTATAAAAAGAGAGATGATGTTCGAGAGATTGAACAATCTGGTGGCGATAAAGAAAATAAAAACCTACAAAGAGGTACAAAAGACCTAATGGCTGCAATTCAAGCAGGTATTAAGAATGCGCCAGTTGATGATATAGAAGATATAGAAGAATCTACTGAAGAATAATGAGTGATTACGTAGGAGATAATAAATGGATACCCAAAGAAGAGGGTGATGTACTATCAGAGAAAATTGTTTGGTCTACTAAACAAGTAAATGATTTGATGGTTGCTATGGACCAAGGTTTTAGACCTAAAGTTGCTATGCCATTTTATGAAGGTAAAAACTTTTTACGTAAAGGTAATATTGTATTTGAGTATACTGATGAAGAAATTACTGAGTTGGCCAGATGTGCCACAGATATTGTTTACTTTGCAGAAAAATATGCAGTAGTAATGACAGATGATGGTATTCAACAAGTAAAACTTAGAGAGTATCAAAAAAGGATGTTAAGAAACTTTCAAGATGAAAGATTTAATATTGTTTTAGCATCTCGTCAAATGGGTAAAACTGTGACAGCATCCATCTTTAATGCATGGTATTTAATCTTTAATACTGATAAAAATACCCTTCTTTTAGCCAATAAATCTGATTCAACTAAAGAGATTATTGATAAAGCAAAAGTAGTTGTAGAAAACGTACCTTTCTTTATGAAACCAGGTATTGTCAAATATGATGTGATGAATGTTAAGTGTGATAATGGTTGTAGACTCGTTGGTCAAGCAACTACTGCGAAAGCAGGTATCGGTTTTACTATTCATAATTTGTACTTAGATGAGTTTGCTCACATTCACCCGACAATCGTAGATACTTTTTACGAAAACGTTTATCCAACGCTTTCAGCTTCAAAGGTTTCTCGTATTACTATTACATCAACGCCAAATGGATTTAACAAATTTTATCAAATCTATGCTGCAGCAGATAGAGGTGAAAATGAATATACAGCAATGCGTATCGATTGGTGGGAACACCCTGACAGAGATGATGCATGGTATCAAAGAGAACTGGGAAATCTTGGTTCTATTGAGGCGTTTAATAGACAATATGGTAATGAATTTGTTTCATCTTCGAATCTGCTATTAGATCCAATTGATTTAAAGAAGATGCGTAAACGTATGCAGAAATATATTTATCATGATTTTGATGAATTTGATTATATTTCAATAGACACAAAAGACTTCTTAATGTGGGATCCTATGTTTGATGTAGAATCTACAAAAGATCCTGAGAATTTCTGGTTATTTTCAGTAGATATTGCCGAAGGAAATGGTGGAGATTATTCAGTGATCAATATATTTCAAGTAGAACCTATGAATAAGGAAGAAATTGTCAATGCCACAAATCCAGGTGCGATGTATGATTTCTTTAAAATAAAACAGGTAGGTGTTTTTAGGTCAAACGAACATGTCATAGAAGATTTCGCAAAAGTATTATATACATTATCGTGTGAAATCTTTTACAACGAAAACGTTAAATTAATTGTAGAATACAATACATACGGATCTGTGTTGTTCCAATACTTAAGATCTGTGTTTCCTCAGAAAAATGATTTTGATGATGAAATGGTTGTTAAGTTTAAACACAGACATGATTCCAGAACTCTAAAACAAGGTATTAAAATAAAATCTGATAATAAAGCTATATTTTGTCAAAATTTTGCCAAGCTTTACAAAATAAATAGAATAGATATAACAGATGAAACTACTATAAGTGAAGCTAGTTTATTTGGAGGTTTACCAAGAGGTGGTTATGGAGCTCAAATGGGAAATGACGATACGATCATGACGGTTATTAGTTCTACAGAATTCTTTAACACCACAGACTACGCCGACTATATAGAAGAATTATTAGATTTTATTGACCCGGATTTACATTTAGAAATGGAAAAAGTTTTATATAAAGATAATACAACTGATGGAGATCTACAATATGATATATATGACCTGATATAAATAAATTTCGAAAGAAGAATAGATATATAATAAAAGTAAAAAAAATAAATAAGAACAACTATGGCATTAAGTCCTCAATTATTACAGTTCAAAAGCTCAGGCGTATATCGCTTAGAGTTTGACAAATCACAAACAGTGAACATTCCGGCTGAAACTATCAGATTGGTTGTTGGTAGATCTAAAAAAGGTCCTTACAACACACCAGTATTTATTGAAAATGTTGAGCAATTTACTCAAGTTTTCGGTGGTATTGATAAATCTTTAGAAAAGAAAGGAATGTATTTCCACAGATCAGCAATCGAAACTCTTTCTAGAGGGCCGATCTTAGCTTTAAACCTAACAGCAGCGGATGCTGAAGATAGAATTGCAATGGTTTCACCAGCAACTAATTCTTCTGAAGAAGGTTTATCAGCTAAAACAGCATCTGTACAATATAGTAGCATTTTTGATACTGATAAATTCTGGGTTCCTTCAGATATTGAAGTATTAGAAGCTGCTGGAAATTCAGACGAAACATCAAACAATGCAATTACTTTTGCTAACATCAAACAAGAGCCAATCTCAGTTATCGTAAGACAAGCTGCTAATACTGCTGGTTTTGAAATGACAGCAAGAGAATGGTACGGTGAAGGTAATGTACCAGACGGTATTGAAGATTTAGAATACGTATCTGATTATATGGTAGATGTATTTGTATTTAAAGGATCTTATGATTCTGAAAAATTACAAAACGATCCAACATACGGTTCATTCTTTAACGAACACGGTTTACACAGAAATCAATTGGCTAAATTTACTGCTTTAAGAGAAGTTAGTTTAGTAGCACAATACACAGGTTCAGTAATTCCTGAATTCCAAGATCAAGAAGGTCGTCAATTATACATTGAGACTTTAATTAACTTGGAAGCTAGAAGAACTGGTTTATTCTGTGCTATCAACGAAGATGCTCTAGAAAATATTGATTTCGTAGGTGAAAACTTCGATATCTATCAAGATTATAAAGTTCTTTCTCACAGAGTTGAACAAGATGCTACACCAGACATATTATCTTTATCTAAAGTAATGATAGTAGATGGTAATGAATTAACTATCGAAGGAGCAACACTATCTGAATTAACTTTATTAGGTATTTCAGAGAGCGGATTCTTAAGAGCTGAAATCGATGGAGAATTTACACCTATTTCTGCAATTTACGAAGATGGTGCTAACGTAATCGTTGAATGTGAAAGCGCTATTAAAGCTTCTACATTTGAATCTTATGAATTAGGTTTAGCTGCAACATTCCACGCAGGAGAAATCACAGTTGTTGACGGAGATATCTATATCGCAGCACCAGTAGTTGGAGCGGATCCAGCTGGTAAATTCCTTACATCAGGTAGCGTAATCTTAGGTAACTTCTTACTAGGATCAAACGGTATTGATTATGTTAAAATTTCACAAGTTACTGAATTATTTAATTTAGGTGGAGCAAACGTTATCAAAATCACACCGGCTGCAGGAAAATCATTTAGCTCAACATATGCAACTGCATCAGCTACTTCTATCTCAGCATATTCTAGAAAAGCATCTGCAACATTTGAATTTACTACAATTGAGCCTAACTCAAGAGCGATTATGTTACCAACACAAACTGATAACTATTCATTCTTACCAATCGGTGCAGGTCAATTTAGATTATCTGCTACATTAGAAGATGATACATTTGATTGGACATCAGTTTCAGTTGGTATGTACATTCCAGCAGATGAAGGTAAATTAGCAAGAATTAAAAGAATTATCAAGACAGTTGTTGGTGGATCAAACGTATATACATTTGAATGTCACAGACCAGTATCTGAGAGACCAGGATATGCTCTTAAAAGATATGAAGAAAGTACTTCAACATATACTATGTTCCCATTAGCGGCTGCAACACAATCTGAAAAATCAATTGCTGAATTGTTAACACAATTAAGACCAGGTAATGGTTTATCAAATACTTTAATTGACAAAGACGCAATTACATTTAGATATGTTGTTGATACATTTGGATCATTAGAAAATGGAGGTATTCTTAACAAAGAAGAAATTACTCAACTTTGTAAAGAAAGACAAAATGCTTCTGCGATTCTTAACGCACCGATGGTGAAAGAATTTAAAGCAGCTACTAACCCTTCATTTAAAGATGCTAATACTGGATCATTCGAAACTAGATTAGTAGCAACTGGCGGTAACTTAGAACTTAACCCTACTGCAGTCTACACATTACCATCTATCAACGAGGGTGCAAACTTCGGTTTCTACTACTCACCGGGTCTTAATGTATTAGAAAATGGTAGAACTAAAGTTATTCCACCAGCGGCTTACATATCAAACAACTATATCGATAAATATTTAGACGCATTACCATGGTCTATCATCGCAGGACCAAGAAGAGGTGTTGTAGGTGGTACAGGTGTACAAGGTCTAGAATTTGCATTCGATAAGAACGATAGAGATTACTTAGAGCCATTCGGTATCAACCCAATCGTATTCGAAAGAGGCGTTGGTTTGACTATCAAAGGTAATAAGACTGCACAACAATCAGTTCAATCAGCATTGTCTTCAGCTCACGTAAGAGAAGCAATGATCTACATTGAAGATGGTTTAGCAGAAATCTTGAAAAACTACTTATTCGAGTTTAACAATGCTCAAACAAGATTAGAGATTAAAACTTTAGCTGACTCATTCATGGAATCAGTGAAGAAAGACGGAGGTGTATACGACTATAGAAACGTTATGGACGGATCCAACAACACTAACGAAGTAATCGATAATAATATGGGTATTTTAGATACATTTGTTGAGCCAGTTAAAGGTCTTGAGATCTTAGTATCGAGAGTAACTATCTTGAACACGGGTGAAATTGCAACCGGAAACTTTGCATAACAAAATAAGATATATAAAATAAACACATACAAATTATGGCTTTACCACATTATTCAGAAGATCAAACACAGAAGAAGGGCAAGAACTTCGAACCAGTACAGGCTAACCTGTTTGAGGTGACAATCTTACCTCCCGATGGTGTTGCCGGTCAAGAATTGTTATTACAACATGTAAATTCAATTTCAGGCCTTGCAGGTTTACATAAAGATGTTGCTGCAATTGAGCAGAAGTATAAATTTGCTACTAGATCATTCGCTGGTATGGTAGACAATACTTCAATCGACGTAACTGTTAACTTTTCATTGAACCTAAATGATTCTAACCAAGCGTACTTATATAAAACTATGAGACAATGGTACAGAGCACAATATAATCCAGAAACTGGTGAAATGGGCTTGAAAAAGAATTACGTAGGAACTATTGTTATCGTACAATTTAATAGAGAAGGTGATATTTTTAGAAAAATCACATTAGATGATTGTTTCATCACTTCAGGACTTGGATTTACGGATGCATTAGATTATTCAGCTGCAGACGTACAAACATTAGAGATCACTTGGAGATCTGATGTATACGCTGAGGAAGTAAACTAATTAACACACACTACTAATAAGAAGGTATCTAACGATATCTTCTTATTTTTTGCAAGATAAATATATTATATTATTAACATACACAAATATTATGAATAACCACAAGTTAACAAAAAAACTTCAAGTTCTTCTCACAGAAGATGAAGTGGCCGATGTTAATCGATGTATCTTAAATGATGCAGTCGAAACTGAAACTAGGCCGGTTTCTGTTAGTGCATGGATTAGAGACTTAATTAAAAAGGAATTAAGTTTAAAATCAGGTGAACAGCAATCATATATTAAAACAAAAGTAAAAAACTTAAATAACAAAAAACAATGAGCGAAGAATTAAACAAAAAAGAAGAAGCGGCAAAAGCAATGCTAGACGCTAGGGATCAAATTAATAATCCACAGACTTCTAATGATTCGACAGTTGAAGATGTTTCAGTAGAAATGTTGAGCGCAGTTGAATCCAATGGATTAGGTAGAGTTAATATGGACAATTTTGGACAAGCAAGACCAGAAAAGTCTGCGGACCAATTCTTAGGATGGATGGTTCTAGATCAAGAAGAATTACCATCTAAAGGTAAATTTTACCCCAATGGTACAGTAATTAAGATTAGATCTGCAAGAGCATCTGAGATTAGACATTTTTCTACTATGGATGAAAACAACTATATTGACATGGAAGAGAAATTGAACCACATTGTAGAAATGTGTACTCAATTAACGGTGGATGAAAAGAGATTATCTTATAAAGATATTTTAGAAGAAGATAGAATTGTAATTCTATTAGCAATTAGAGATCTTACTTTCCCTGAACCAGAAAACAAATTGATTCTTAAGGGTAAAACTGAAAACAGTAAAATTCCAGTTGATATTGAATTGTCATCTAGATATTTAGTAGCCACACAGGTTCCTAATGAAATTGAGGCATACTATAGTTCTAAAGAAAGAACATACGTTATTAAGACTAGATCTGCTGGTGAAGTTAGAATGCGTCCGCCTTCAATTGGTGTTATGCAAGAAATTACTAAATATCTAAAGGATCGTCAAGAAAAAGAAGTTGAGTTTGATAAAGCATTTATCCAAGTTCTACCTTATATCACNCCAGATTGGAGACAAGTAAATCTACCTAAAATATTTAACTTAGAAGTTGATTACAAATCATGGGATCAAAATAAGTTTATGGTTATCTATAGACTTGCTGAGAAAATGAAAATTGGAGTTGAAACAACACTTGAAATGGAATTCGAAGGAGAAATTGCGAAAGCCCCTCTTGATTTCCCAGGTGGCATCAAAAGTCTTTTCATTATTTCAGATCTCGCTGGAGAATTACTTTAAGACTAAGTTCTATCTGGGCATACATCTCAGAATGCAACCTTCAGAAGTTGATAATTTATATTACTACGAGTATTGGTATTATGTTAAAAACCTGTCGGATTACATTAAAGAGAAGAATAATCAGAATAAGGATCAAGAAGAACAACAGGCACAACAACAGAATCAGATGAGTTCTAAATATAAAACGCCTGCGATGCCTAAGATCCCACAAATGAAAGCACCTTCAATGAAGATGCCTAAATTTTAAAGATATATAAAGAGTATAGACAAACGCTACACATTAGTAGCGTTTGTCTTATATTAAAAAATACACACACTTAAGTTGGCTCAACTAATACCACCTATTTTAGCAAGTGCATTCGAAAGAATGGGATCTGGTAATAAATCACTAGAACAAGTAGCAATAAACACAGGTCAAACTGCAGCCGCAGTTTCGGTAGGTGGCGACTTGTATGAAAAAATGGACGAGCTTGTTAAGGCACTTAAAGGCGACACTGGTAAAGGTGGCGGCAAAGTTTCCATTAAAGAAGCATTAGTTCTTAGAATTACTGCAGGAGCATTAGAACCAATAGGACTTGGTTTAGGTGTAATTATAGATGCTTTAGAAAGAGCACCTGAGGGTAAAGAACTTAAATTAAAGATGGAAGCCTTGACAAATGGTCTTTTATCTTTAGCCGACATAGGATATTCAATCCTTAAATTTGCAGCCACTATGATATTGGCTACTCCACTTTTATTATTAGCCGGTATTGGAGCCATCATTTGGGTTCCATTATTAAAACTTATGATCCAGGGTCTATTGTGGGCCACTGAGAAATTAGATAAAAAGGCACTTAAGAAGATTCTTGTACTCGGAGACGTGGGTGCGGCATTATTAATAATGTCAGGTAGTTTAGTCTTAATGTCACTTCTAGCTCCTTATATTTTAAAAGGTTTATTGGTAGCCGGCGCTATTTTATTAAGTTTTGGTCTATTGGGTATGCTCCTAGATAAAATGAAAATAGGTAAGAGTTTGCATAAAATGGCCAAAACTCTAAAAACATTATCATTAGCATTATTAGGACTTTCAGTTGGTTTGATATTAATTGGACTTTTAACTGAACCTATTTTATATGGTTTAGCCACAGCTTCATTGATAATTCTTACATTAGCTGGAGTATTTTGGTTAATAGATAAGATGCAGGTCGATAAAGCAATGAGGAAAACTAGCAGGGCACTTATAGCTGCATCTATGGCTATTTTATCAGTAGCAGTTTCATTGGTATTATCTTCTCTTATTATTTCTACATTAGGATGGGATGAAGTAGGTAAAGTATTACTATTAGTTGGTACTGTTGCCCTCGCATTCTATGTAGTTGATAAAGTATTAGGTAAGAGTACCACAAAGGGTGCAACTATATTAATGTATGCTGCGGGAGCAATTTTAGCAGTTGCAGTAGCAATTTTCTTAGCTAAATTATTGATAGGCCCGGTTGATGCAGAGAATGCTCTTCAAACCTTCGGTGTTTTAGTTGTATTAGGCGCAGTTGCTGCAGTTTTTGCACTTGCTGGCGTTGGCGAAAAGTTTATTAAGAAGGGTTCAATAGCAATGATGTTTGCGGGTGGCGCAATGATAGTAATAGCAATAGGCGTCTATGCAATGAAAAAAGCAATAGATGGTCTCTCATGGGGTAATTTAGGTATGATGGCAGCGGTGATTGTTGGATTAGCTGTAGCGATGGGAATTGCGGGAGCAGGACCAATTCCAGCATTTATTGCACTAGGTTCAGCAGCGATGATAGTTGCTGGACTTGCATTGATCGTAATCGGTGCAGGAGTTGCTGTACTTTCAAAAGCAACCGAAGAACTAACATTAGATAAACTACTTGTAATGGGTGGAGTTATTGCAGGTCTTGCAATAGCGATGGGAATAGCAGGCGCAGGTCCTCTTCCAGCCTTTATTGCACTTGGATCAGCAGCGATGATGATTGCAGGTATAGCTCTATTACCTATCGCACTTGGGGTTGCTGCATTTGCGAAAGCAACCGAAGAACTAACATTAGATAAAATACTTGTAATGGGAGGAGTAATTGCAGGTATTGCAGTAGCAATGGCTGCAGCGGGTGTAGCCTCTCCATTTATATTATTAGGTTCAGCTGCGATGTTAGTAGCTGGAGTTGCAACATTAGGTATAAGTTTAGGTTTATTAGCAATTAGTAAATTAGACTTTGCCGCTTTAGGTAGTATCGATAAAAAAGGTAATAAGCCATTTAACTTCTCTGGAGAAAAGGGATTCTTTGGCGGTAAGAAAACTAATTTCGAGGTTGCAATGGATGCAATTGCAGATGGTATGTCATTAGGACCTCTTTCTGTTGCAGGTATTGCAATGGGAGCACCTATGTTGATATTAGCTGGAGCTGCATTAGTTGGTATAGTCGCAGGTATTAAAGCATTTTCAGGTATAGCAGAAGATGCTGATCTACCTGGATTAAAGCAAAATGTTAGTCTTATAGTAAGCGGTTTAGCCGATACTTTTGCAGAAGTTGGAAAAAAATACCCAGGAGGAGGTTCTTCATTATTATCTGCATTAACAGGTAATACTAGTGGACAATCAGTAGTTGCTATGGGTATTTCAGCTGTCGGTGGAATGGGCTCAGCACTTACAGGTATTGCCAAAGGTGTACAAGCTATGGCTAATCTTAAATTCCCAACAGGATTTGATAAAGAAGGTAATCCAACAGGATTTGAAACTATAGATATTGGTACTGTAGTTCCAGGTTTAATAAAGAATACACAATTATTAGTAGCAGGTTTAAGTTCTGTATTCGCAGAGGTTGGGAAAAGTGACGCAGCACAAGGTAGTTCATGGTTTAGTAGTTCTAACTATGAGAAGGGTATTAATGTTGTTAAACAAATGGGTGAACCTCTTTATAATTTGGCAAATGGTGTACAAGCTATGGCCAATCTTAAATTCCCAACAGGTTATGATAAAGATGGTAATCCAACAGGATTTAAAGCAATTGGTAATGTAGACGGACTAGTCAAGAAACTTGCTAAAAATACTAAAGCTCTTATTAAAGGTTTAGCTGGAGTTTTTGAAGAAGTTGGTAAATCTAATATTGGTAAAGATGGCGGATGGTTCTCTTCATCTAGTTTTGAAAAGGGTGTAGAAATTGCAATGCAATTAGGAGAACCTTATTCAACATTAGCATCAGTAGTCGATAATGTTGTTAAAATTACTTCTAAAATCACAGATGCTCAAGATGTAAAAGAAAAGGTAACTGCTATTATATCAGCAATCACTGATGCAGGTGGAGATGATACTGGTATTATTAATGCTAAAAAGAATTTAATAGCAACCATAGGAAGCACATATACTAAATTGGGTACTGCAATTCCACAGATCATTACTGCTATTGCAACATTTACAGTAGACAAAGCAAAAGCATTTGCATCTATTTTTGGAGGTGAATCTCCAGCAGAATTGTTTGAATCTAAAACAAATTTCTTAAAAGGCTTAACAACATCATATATGAGAATGGCAGTGGCCATTCCAATGATCATAGGATCAATTAATACGGTAAGTGCTGAACAATTAGATGAGTTTACTGCAATATATGGAGGTCGAATGAATGTCGGAACAGAAGTACTGGATAGTAGATCAAACTTATTTTTAGCAGTAGGAACCGGTTATGAAAAAATGGGCAAGGGCGCTCAAGCTATTTCAGGTGCTATTAACGGAACTAACATAAAAACGTTAGAAGTATTTAAAGGTATGTTTGTTGGTAAAGTTAGTATGATAAGACCTGTTGCTGGATATGAAGCTCAAGCTGACTTGTGGAAATCAATAGGTGTTAGTATGAAAACAAGTGGAACTGTATTCCCTACTATAAGTTCTGCTATTAACTCTATGGATTTAGCTAAATTAACTGAGGCTAGAACAATGTTTGAAGCACTTGCAGTTTTATCAGAAGGAGGTTCTCCTAGCGATGTCTTGGCTCAAATGGGCGAATCTTTAGAAGATGCACTTGATAATTTAGCTGAAATGTTAGAGAATTTTAGAAGCACTGTTGAGGAAGGAAATGAACAGAATACAGGTATTATTGAAAAAGTAGGTAATGCAGTTTCTAATATGATCGGTAGTAATTCAGGTGGTTCTTCAAGTTCACCTGCACCTAAAATTAATTTCCCGTCTAAAATGGTGGTAAGTTTAGATCGTAAATCTATTGACGCAATCAAAGAAGACGGATTAGGCGGAGGTCGTTAATTGAAACAGTATTTTAATAGATCATATAATATTTAAATACATTTAATATGATCACATCAACACATTCACATTACAATAGCTCTACGCTTAAGTCAGCTGCATATAATTATGCACACAAGACTCTATTAGTGCATTTTAATCATGGTTCATATCTATATAAAGATGTTGAAGCTGCTGATTGGAATCTATTTAATCTTGCAGAATCTCAGGGCAAAGCTCTCAATCAATTTATTAAAGGTAAATATGAGTTTGAAAAAATTCATAGCGAAGATACTTCTTTAGTCGAGTAAATAAAAACAAATAAATTATGGAACAAACAATTGCATACGTTTTAGGTGTATTGTCAGTGTTAGCTTTAGCTGGTGTTTACAGTATGTTTAAGACTCGTGTACAGATCAAGGATTTGTATACAGAAATTGAAGATTTACAAAATGTTATCAATGACTTAGAACGAGAAATTCACAGGGATAACGAAATGTTAGATCGCAGAATCGATCAAGAAATAGATAGGATCGACAATATTAGTCATAAATTACATGACTATGCTGATACTCTAAATAATCATACGCATGATGAAATGGATAAGCTATATGCTTATGTTGATTCACGTACAGATAAAATGGCAGATGGTATCTCAAAACACATCGCAGACATTAATACAAAATTTAATGACAATACTACATTTGTAGATAAACTATATCATATGATAGAGGAAAATAAACTAGTACAAACAAAATAAATTAAACTTTCGACTAAAGAATATAAAAATGCAACTTCGGTTGCATTTTTTTTGAAACAAATAAAATGTGTCATATATAAACTATAAATATAATAATCAATGAAAGATCAAATAATTGAAAGACTACTTACACAGGGTCATATTACTGTAAACATGGCAGATATATTATTAAATGATAGGCTTGAGAAAACAAGTACCGTTGCACTACTAAAAGAAGATGGTATTATTTCGATTCATGAAGTTATTATTTTATTGAAAGAAGGATATGAATTATATCAACCTTCATTTCCAACCAATCCTTATCAACCTTCATTTCCAACCAATCCTTATCAACCGCCTTTCACACCCGGAGATGTTCCACCCGGCCAACCCTTTTGGTATACAACAGGAACCACTTATAATAAAACGCCATTTGAATATTCGGATACTAAATGGCCCGGAGATAAAAAAGAATAATTAAATTACATTAAAAATGAAGAAGCGCAGAACACCGCGTGAAGAGCACACACCGGAAGATAGAAAACGAAAAATCCATTTCAAAAAAAAGAAACAGAGATTTGAAGAAAACTATTTTAATCCTAAAAGAATGGGAAATCTAGAGGATCTGGATGATCTAGATGAATTTGATTAATAACAATATGACTGAATCTGACTTTATACACAAATACATTGAAAGCATTTTAGACGTACCTGGTGATCTTAGTTCTGGTGTTAATGGTTGTATACCTAAGTCTGTATATAATAGAGTCTGCAGCATCTTAAAATCAAACGGAGCTACTGAGCCACATATAATTCAAGTAATTAAAGATCCGGAAGTAGAAACAACTTATATAGTAGAAAATGGGAAATGATATGATATTTTGGGATGATATGTGGAATCAATCTACACCAGCACCTACACCGATACTAGAACCGAAAAAGTGCACCGGTAATTGTAGCACAAATGGAACATGTAATTGTAAAGAATAAAATGGAACTAAACTATTCAAGATTAAACGGAGAATACCTATCATGGTCAATTAAACATGGTGATGGTAGAAATGAACAAGATTTGAGATTTGGACAATATTTATACTCTAAGTATGATAACATGAAAAACTTCACCGATGTATTTTATAAAGAATCATGCGAAGAAGTATATTCTATATTACTAACAGATTTACATAAACTAGAAAAATAATGGGATTATTACAAAAAATAGCATGGCGAACTCGCAGATGGAATCTGAAGATTAATTTATTCGACCTATTTTTACACGATGGTGACGGTTGTTGGGGATTTACATTCTTTGAAATAGTAAAAGATTTTAGACCATATTCATTATTGTCCATAGAGTTTAGACTGCCTAATGGTGGAAATGTAAAAGAGTTTACCATTGATAATTGGGACTTTTTATTCTTAGCAACACCTATTTATAAATGGATGGGAGATTTAGAAGAATCTATTTTGTGGGGTCATAAAGCAACTCGTTTTCAAAAAATAGGACTTATTATAGCCAATAAACTTTTTAAATAAACAAAATCAAAAAACTCAATATAATCTACATGAAATTAATATTGGTAGGAAAAGCTGCTTCTGGTAAAGATCACTTAAAACAGAAGTTGCAAAGGAAAGGATTTAAAATAGGTGTAAGTCATACTACACGAGCACCGAGGGTCAATGAACAAAACGGCGTAGATTATCATTTTATAGATAAAGATGAGTTTTTAACTATGATTGATCAAGGTTTGTTTATTGAATATATGGAATTTAACGGATGGTATTATGGTCAAACTGAAGAAGATTTTAATAAAGCTGATGTGATGATTATGAGTAAAGATGGATTGGACATGCTACCAGAGCAGTATAGAAGTCGATGTGCAGTTGTTTATTTAGACATTGACAGAAAGACTAGAATTGAAAGACTTAATTATAGGAATGATGTAAATGACTCTATAATGAGACGTATGAATACCGATGATGAACAATTTAAAGACTTTAGGGACTTTGATATTAGGATCACGAACGCAGATTTTTAACTAAGATAAATAATAAATATAATTAAATTAATAATAAACATGAGTACAAAACTAAAAAAGCGCCAATCAGAATTGGCAATTGAAATTGATGCATTGCAAACAGAAGCAGCAGAAAAAAGATTTGAAATTACATTTGATAATGTTAAATCTATTAAAACTGTTCAAGATCACCTTAATAAAGGTTACACTTGGAAAACTCAAAATGCTGCAGTAGTTGTATCATTATATGATCAATTCAAAACACAATCTAAGATGTTAGCTCCTGATGCAGATGCGGTGATTTCTTTAAGAGGTCATGAATTGAATGCACTTTATCAAGCACTTCTTAATGTTGAAGGAACTGGTATTGAAAATGCAAGAAGATTCATCACTATGTTAACTCAAATTGGAGAAGCAGTAGGTGTTGCAATGCAAGATTTAAGTGCATTGAATACAACGCTTAATGATTTACATACTGAATTAGCAGAAGTTGATTCTCAATTAGAGGCGCTAGAAGGTGTTGAAGTAGTATCACCTGAGTTAGAAAGTGAAGTTACTGAATCTAATAATTAAGATTTAAGAACAAACCACATTGACTTCATTTCACACAATGGGATTCTCCCATTGTGTGAAATCATTATAAGATTAAATATAAAACTGTAAAGAACATATGAAAATATTTGTAACATCTAACCTACAATTGGGTAGACCGGGAGCTTTAAGTAAATATAAGAGACCTTACGAAAATGTAGATCAAATGACAAATGATTTAATTCTTAAATGGAATGAAACAGTGACCAATGAAGATACAGTATACCATTTAGGTAATTTCGCACATGATCCTAAAACTGCACAAGATTCTATTACAAGATTAAATGGTACAATTAAATTTATACAAGGTGACTTTGACTCTGCCATTACATTATTAAACGAAAAGGGTATGTTGCCAGAAAAATGTTCTATTGTTAGGTGCGTGGAAGAACTCAAAAATATCAATGCAGTAGTATCATATTGGCCACTAGGAGCTTGGCCTAATAAGTCTAAAAAGACATGGTCTATTATAGGATATCCAAATAACAAATATAAATCAGATCCAAAAAAGAGGATTATTAATGCTTCTACTGATTTATGGGCTAATAAGCCACAAGAGTTAGAAAAACTCATGGGTATTTTCTCTGATTTCTAATTACTTTCACTTTTTTTAAAAAAACTTTGCCAATAATTTTTTTATGTCAAAGTTTTTTGGTATATTAGTAGAGTAATTAAAAACAGAGAGTCAATGCAAATAAAAATCAACAAACAACAAGAATCGGTTTTAAAATCAGCCTTAGAAGATTACATCGAAAACCTAGTAGGTACAGGTGTTAAATATAATAATGCTGTAGAAATTTTAAATCAGATAAATTCAAGTGGCTTTGTAGAAGCTAAATCTAGAATCCCTAAAGTATTATTAAAAAAACAATATATGTTTACCTTCGAACAAGGTGGATGGAATACTGTTTGGGCTAAAACTTTACCGGGCGCAAAAAGACAAGCTATTAAAGAGTATAAAGATTCTGAAAACTTAACAGTTAAATTAGACTCTGTGCACTTAGCAACCAAAAGTGGATTAGAATCAGCAATGAGTTTATTTTACTAATTGTTCGTAACTTTTGAAAATAAAGGTTAAAACACTTTCCCCTTTCAATAAAAAGTGTTATATTAGTATTATAATTAAAACTTAAAAAAAGAATCATATGTCAAAACAACTCAGTTACCGCGAATTATCAGAAAACTTTGTCAAAACTAAATCAGAAAAAGATTACAATGCACTCTATAAGCGCGTAAAGCCGGGTCTTAAAAACTATATTGCAAATGTAGTTAAAGATACAGAAGCCACTGAAGATATCTTAACTAACACACTAACCAAAATGTGGACCAAGATTGATCAATACGATCCATCATATCAAATCACCACATGGTTATATAGAATAGCATTTAATGAATCTTTGGGTTGGATTCGCCAGCGTAATAGCAAATATAGTATTGATGCTATGAAAGAATATGGTATTGAAATTTCAGATCAATATGCACATACGTCAGCTAAAGATCTATTAGTCGAACGTGAATTCAAATCAGAAACTGATTGGTATGAAGAAGATAATGATTTGCAAATGAGATACGAACTAGCTCTATCTAATATCAATAATCTAAAACCAATGTACCGTGAGATTATCGAAGATCGTCTATTGAACCATATGAAATATGAAGACATTGCAGAAAAGCATAATTTACCTTTGCAGACCATTAAAAACCGTATTCGTAGAGGTAAATCTATTATAGCTGAAAATATGGAATATTAATTCCTAAATTTTGAAACTTAGATATATTATCTAGTATAATAGTAGTAAATTAACAAAAACACTAGTGATTTGATAAAGAGATTAAAATGGAAATTAGTTAACATAACGGTTCCAATTTGGCTTAGAAGTTTGAGAAAAACTAGATTATGGAGAGTTCTTTGATTTATTAGTAATTATGATGCCGCGGTGGTGAAATTGGTATACACGAGGGACTTAAAATCCCTTGGGCAGTAATGTCCGTGTCGGTTCGAGCCCGACCCGCGGTACAAAGTAGGGGAGTTAAACGTAAAATCCTAAGAGAACAATCGACGGATTGCTTAGGTTGGGACCTTCAGCGCGCATGAAGGTGAAGCCCCTCAAATATCGGCCCGGTAGCTCAGCGAATAGAGCATCGCACTTCTAATGCGACGGTCCTAGGTTTGAATCCTAGCCGGGTCACAAAGTATTCCTCCTTAGCTCAGTTGGTTAGAGCATCTGACTGTTAATCAGAGGGTCCTTGGTTCGAGCCCAAGAGGAGGAGCAAGATATATAAATACCAAACGAGGTTTAAGACACCTCGGGACTTGCAGGTAGTCCTTAAACCCTGCAGGCAACAACCTCGCGATGCCTATACCAGAACGAGTGAGGTCCGAGAATCTATAGGCAGTAACGGCCCTACTCGGTAGTTTGACTTTTGGTTTCATGTGGTAAGACACTAATGAGTTTGTTTGAAAGGAAACTAAACCGTTAAAATCTAGTCTAACAAGTCTTAGTTAGGCGCAATTTGCCTCTTTAGCTCAGTTGGCCAGAGCAGCTGATTTGTAATCAGCAGGTCGTGGGTTCGAATCCCTCAAGAGGCTCAAGAAGTACTTATCACGCTTTAACGGATTGTGCATTACACGGTCGAGCGTACCAGGGTAAGTCTTTTACGAGGGTAAGTAGTTGCAAATACATACCCTCACTTTGGAGAGGTGGCAGAGTGGTCGAATGCACTGGTCTTGAAAACCAGCGTACTGCAAGGTACCGGGGGTTCGAATCCCTCCCTCTCCGCAAAGATATTTTACCAAGTAGTTCTTTTTTATGAAATACATAGATATATAAACTATGGAAAATAAAGTTAAGAAATGCAAACACTGCGGTGATGACTTATCTAAGGTTAAAAGTGATGCTAGATCGGCTCAATGTGCGAAATGCAGGAACTATAAACATAGATATGGAATACATGGCGGTCACGTAAACGAGATGTTAGAAGACCAAAACGGTAAATGTTATCTATGTGACAGAGAGATAACTAAAGATAGTAATGATAGAAAGAATTCATTAAATGTCGATCATTGTCATGAAACCGGTGAGGTTAGAAAACTATTATGTATAAAGTGTAATACATTAATAGGAATTCTAGAATCTAATAATATAGATTTAGCAAGAGTTGATATGTATTTACAATAGATCCGGTAGTTCAGTGGTTAGAATACTTGCCTGTCACGCAAGTGGTCGCGAGTTCGAGTCTCGTCCGGATCGCCAGAATAAATTAGAGAGGCAGTGAAGCTGT